GCACCAATACACGGATCTGAGAGAAACGAATACGGACTGCTTACTGCATACAGCTACTTAGGAGCTTCGAACTCAGCGTTCATTGTAAGAGCCAATATCGATCTCGACGAATTAGAAGGTGCATCAGCAGCCCCGGGAGCAGAACCAGCAGATGGAAAATGGTGGGTAGATACTCAAGCAACTACCTGGGGTATCCAAGAATGGAACGGCGCAGCAGCAACAGTAACAGGCGGTCAAAAGTTTACAAACAAAGTACCTTTAGTGTTTACCAATGACGAAGTTGATCAAATTGACAGCAATGGACCTAAGTCATCAGTTGGTGCGATAGGAGATTATGCTGTAGTGTTTGAAACCATCGGCGACGATGGCACATATACAACAAAATCTGTAGGTAGCTTCGGTGATAAAGAACCAGCAAGAATTTGGTATAAGTCGCCAGGCGGCACATACTCAGGCGGCACACTAATCGCAGCAGGAGACTGGGTGCTAGTTGGTAGCCCAGAATGGAAAGCTAGTTGGGCTGCTGTTTCCGGCACAGCAGTTAATACTACATTAACTACTGGTCAAACTTTTGTTATCAACGGCACTTCTGTAGCAATCGGCGCAGGTGCAAATACTAATGCCAAGTTAACAGCAACAGCTAACACTATTAACGCAGATCCTACCCTATCAGGACAAGGTATCAGCGCCAAGAGAGTTGGTTCAGCACTTTACATATATTCAGACGGCTCAGCAACATTTGATACAGGCGGTGATTCAAGCCAAACTGGTGTCATAGAAATCCAAGCCGGCACAGGCGGATCTGCTCTATTAACTGCACTAGGATACAGTGCCAAAGAGTATTATCCTCCAAGACTTCAAATTAGTCCACACACAACAGTTCCACAATGGAAGACAGCCAGCGACGAACCAAGACCAAGCGGTTCTGCTTGGATCAAGACCACTGAACCAGCCAACGGAGCACGTTGGAGAGTAAAACGTTGGAGCTCTGCAACCAAAACTTGGCAAGCCATTTCAGCACCACTTTACGCTACAGGTCATGCAGCACTTTATTATCTAGATAGATCAGGTGGCGGTGTTAATTTAGCCAAAGACGATGTCTATGTACAATTCAACAGTGACGAAACTTCTACAGCGGCTACTCCAGCAGTGGCTAAATTTAGAGTGTTCCACAGAAAAGCCACAGGAAATACAGAAATTGTTTCCGAAGTAATTACTGGCTCAACATTTAGTTCTGGCAGCAAGAGCTTTACAATGAAACAATCTCGTACAGGAAGTCTTACACTAGATTCTGTCGCAGTTTCGTTTACCGCTACAGCAGATGCCACAGACGTTGAACTAATTGCTACTGCTATCAACGGTGCAGATTTTGGTGTAGATTCCAACGGTGATCAAATTACAAATCTCGTCGAAGCCAGCGTAACTGCTGAAAATGAACTAAAAATAGTTCACAAGAAAGGCGGCGAGATTAGATTTATTGACGGCAGCGGAACTCCAATAGCATTACTATTTGCTGACTATAATCTAGATACAGGTGCAGGCACAGCTAATTTCTATGCATTGCCAGACGATGCAGTTGAAGAATACGTAGCTTCTAATTGGGAGCCATTGGCAGCTGAAGATTTTGCAGCCAGCGGTGATGCACCACTAGATGAACCAGAAGATGGCAGATTATGGTATAATCCAGATTTCGGCGATGCTGATATGATGTATCACAACGGTACAACTTGGGTTGGATATAGAGATGCAACAGCATATCCTAATTCAGATCCTAATGGTCCTCAAGTAGGCGCTACTGAGCCTACTGCTCAAAGCGATGGCACACCATTAGTTGATGGCGATCTTTGGATCAGCACAGCTGATCTAGAAAATTTCCCAACTATCTATCGCTGGGATGCCGTAGCAGATTTAGAATGGAAATTAGTAGATAAAACTGATCAACAAACTGAAGAAGGCGTGTTATTCGCAGATGCTAGATACGGTACAAGCGGAGCGACAGGAAATACTGCGGCCACTATCAAAGCATTGTTAACAAATAATTATTTAGATCCAGATGCACCTGATCCAGATCTATATCCACGTGGTATGATGTTGTATAATACACGTAGAAGTGGTGGTAATGTCAAGCGTTATGAAAACAGCTATATTGACACTGCTGCAGATAACGGACGATACAACGACGAATCGATGTCAGGATATGCTACTGATCGTTGGGTAACAGCTTCTGCTAACAACGAAGACGGTTCTGGCAGCTTTGGACGTAAAGCACAGCGCCAGGTTGTGGTAGCAGCACTTAAGAGTGTTATCGACACCAGCGAAGAGATCCGCGACGAAGAGCGCAGAAACTTTAACCTGATGGCTTGCCCAGGATATCCAGAAGTTCTAAGCAACTTGGTTAATCTAAACATTGACAGAGGTATTACTGCATTCGTAGTCGGAGACACTCCACTACGCCTAGCATCAGATGCTACTACCTTAACAAATTGGGGTACTAATGCAGCTCTAGTAACTGACAACGGCGACGATGGTATTGTTACCTATGACGAATATTGTGCAGTCTACTATCCAAATGGATTTACTACAGATCTAAGCGGAGCCAATGCTGTTGTACCAGCAAGTCATATGATGCTAAGAACTATCGCTCTAAGCGATGCTGTTAGCTACCCTTGGTTTGCACCAGCAGGTACAAGAAGAGGCGGCATTACTAATGCAACCAGCGTAGGATACATTGATGCAGCTACAGGAGAATTCCAAACAGTTGCACTTAATGAAGGTCAACGAGATACACTTTACGATTTAAAAATCAATCCGATTCCATTCTTCGTAGGTGTAGGTCATGTTGCATACGGTCAAAAAACTCGTGCAAGAAACGCTTCTGCACTAGACAGAATCAATGTAGCACGTTTAGTAGTGTATCTACGTAGCCAGTTGAACAAATTAGCTCGTCCATACATATTTGAACCAAACGACAAAATCACTAGAGATGAAATCAAACAGGCCTGTGAGAGTTTATTACTCGAATTGGTAAGTTTGAGAGCATTATACGACTTTGCTGTTGTTTGTGATGAGTCTAACAATACCGATTCTAGAATCGATCGCAATGAGCTATGGGTAGACATTGCTATTGAACCAGTTAAGGCTGTTGAATTCATCTACATCCCACTGCGTATCAAGAATACTGGTGAGATTTAATAGATAAATACAATATCGGAGCATAGAATATGGCAATCACAACATTAAACAATATGTCAATTCAGACTGCAGGTCCTGGTAGTAACCAGGGTCTGCTAATGCCTAAGCTGAAATATCGCTTTAGAGTATTATTTCTGGGATTTGGCACAACAGCAAGTACTGAATTAACTAAGCAAGTAGTAGACATAAGTCGTCCAAAGGTAGGATTTGAAGAAATCGAATTACCTGTGTATAACTCGAAAGTCTATATGGCAGGGAAGTATACGCTGGAACCTGTTACGATCAACGTCAGAGATGATGCAAGTAATAACGTTATCAAGTTGGTTGGTCAGCAGATCCAGAAACAGTTTGACTTCTTTGAACAGTCTTCGGCACGCTCTGGTATCGACTATAAATTTACAACTAAAGTTGAAATTTTAGACGGCGGCAACGGAGCCAACGAACCTTCTATTTTAGAAACTTTTGAACTGTACGGATGCTTCTTACAAAATGCAGATTACGGTGATCTAAATTATGGCACCAATGAAGCTGCACAGATCGCATTAACTATCCGCTTTGATAATTTAATCCAAACACCAAGAGGAACAGGTGTAGGAACAGCAATAGCAAGACAAACAGCTACCGCAGCAGCCACAGGCGGTTCGCAGATATTTACTTTATAAAATATCTAAATCAGCAAAAGCCCGGAGATTCCGGGCTTTTTTTATGACATAAATATTGTATGGCTAATAAATTCATAAGATATCTCACAGGCGACGGTCCAAATAATTTTGTTGGAAATTTTTTCAACGGCCTGCTTGCTCCCAAGGGAATAATGGGCAACTGGCAACATGCCACACGAATATTCATTGATAACACGTTTAGGCTTAGTCCCCGTACAAAATTTTTATTCTATGTACAGTTCGAAATAGACAAAACAAGTTTTCAAGCACCTGCCTTTACTAACCGACACACTGAAGAATTAGGAGTACTGGTAAAATCTGCCGATCTTCCAAAGTTTAATTTTGATACAGAAATTAAAAATCAATATAATAGAAAAAAGTTATTATATAAACAAATTAATTACGAGCCAGTTAATATAACATTCCACGACGACACTCAAGGAATAGTAAATGCATTATGGGCCATATACTACGGAACATACGTACAAGATAGACATAATCCTCAATCCGCTTATTCGGCCTTACACTATAGGCCCTCTGGCGCTGAGTCTCTAGACAATTTTAGATATGGATTAGATGCTAATAAATCCAGTGATATCTTTAAATCTATCAGTATCTATACTATGAGTCGAAGCAGGTTTAACGGTTATACACTAGTGAACCCTAGAATAAAAAGTTGGAGTCATGGTAATGTGGATTATGCAGCGACCGAAACATTAGACAGCACTATGAATCTAGAATACGAAGCTGTTTACTATACGCACGGTACAGTCAGCGAAGGTAGTCCTAAAGGATTTGCTACATTACATTATGATAAGTTACCATCGCCATTAACTGTTGCAGGCGGTGGCACAGCTACTCTCACAGGCGGCGGAGGAGTACTAGCTGGTTTAGAATCTGTATTCGGAGCTGTGGGCAGCGGAAAAGCGTTTGGAAGTTTTGGTGGCTTTTTAGGAACCGCCATAGCAGGCATAAACACTGCAAAGAATATTGGTCAACTTAGCAAAGAAGGTTTAAAACAAGAAGCTATTAATATTATCAGTTCTCCTCAAGGACTCAGTACCATAGGAGGAGTCATAGGTGCAGTATTTCCTAAAAATCAAACCAGTAATTCTACTACGGAAGCATCACAAAAAAGTTTAACTAACACACCACCAACAATATGACTGAAAGAACTATTAAAACTAATCTACCAATACCTAATGTATCAGATAGTGCAGAAGCAACTAAATTGTTTTTTGATACATACGGGCAGCAACCGTTAGAGTTTTTGTCAGCGGAGGTAGATGCTGCTATTGGATTTTTTGAATCCAGGGGATTTGATAAAGACGCTGGTACTGTTTCGGCAGCAGTTTTATTAAAACAAGCCAAACTAGACGGAATACCTATATTCAAATTGTTGGATCAAATGAAAACCTTGACAGGAACTCAGATCAATATCCTAGTAGGTGAAATTTTGAACAACAACAGGACGATAACATCAAC